GGTTTCGATAGGCATAAAAAAAGGCAGACACACACGGTGCCTGCCTGTAGATCAGAATGTTTGGTTGATGTCTTCTTTGATAGAGATACCGGCTGACCAAACCCACCAAATAGATACGCCGATCATGGATCCAGATAACAGGACACCGGTATATGTTGCTTCCATATATGCCACATAGGTAAGCATGGTGACAGCCGAGCCAAGAACATAAGCCAAGATTAATCGAATCATTTTTGTTTCCTTTAAGATGTTAGAAAAGAGGGGGCACTTGCGTGCCCCCATGTTGGTTTAGATTTCAGAGATCAGAGCAATGTATTCCAGCTCGCATTCCTGCTCGACAGCGGTGTTCTGCAAGTTTGCGATTTTATGTTTCAGCTCGTCCGCTGGCATATTCTCGTCAGCCATTCTACGTTTGTAGATCGCCACCAGATTAGCCGCATCGCGCTCCGCCTCAGACTTGGCGACCGGATCACCGTTTTCATCTCGGCGTTCCAATGTCTCCAATCGTTCGCGGATCTTGCGAATCCCTTGATTCGCGTCTGCCTTTAGTTCTTGCAGTGCGATAGTTACCCGCTTGGGATGCCCAGCAGCCTCGATAGCTTTCTTCGTCATGCCATACAAGGGCATCAGAGGGACATCGCTATAGTCGTCACTAGCCTCGAGCCATCCAGCATAGTTAACCTTCGCGTCGTCATAAAACGCCTTGTGAGCCTTGTATGCTGGATCGTCAGTGCCTTCAGCAAACTGCTTGACATCTGCCTGTCGGTATTGACTGGCAGTGAATCCATTGTCATGCAGCCATGCACAATACTCGCCAAGCGATTCGTCGTAGTTAGCCTCGGCGTGTTTAGCCTTAGACTGACAGACTGCGACCGATTCCATTCTCTCGAATGCGCCAGCGACATCAGCATTGATGCCATACACTGCCTGTTGTAGTTCGCCCTTGACTGATTCGAGGGATTGTTGCGCGTTTACGTCGCGCTCGACGTTAGCTTTTTTAGCCATAGTTATTGTTTCCAATAGTGTGCGGTAGACGGTACCGCGACCGATCAGGAGGTTATCCGCCCGACACCATTAGAATCCCACGGGTTTGCGGTTTTGCAATAGATAGCACCCGAAACCTTGTACGGCCGTACAAAATACCCACCCCGTCCCCACCCCGCCGCTGTGCTACTGTGACTCCATGTGCTGCTAGTATTACTAATCTCCACGAATAACTAGCATTTCTGCCAATTTGCCCCCTTTTCTTGAGGCCGTTCCCTACTAATCTCCACACAGGAAACCCCCCACCCCAAAAATAAAAGTCCCCCCGAAAAAAATTTTTGTTATATCTGGTGGTTTTTGGTGTATATTCGCGCCAACGGCTACCAGCCAGCGACACAATCCAGTCTTCGCCTATGACTCTATTTATTGCACCTGAAATCGGCGTGCCCTTTTCTGATGAGGTTCCATACGAAGACCTTAGAGATAAGGCGGAAGCCGCGTGCAATACAGCCTTAGAGTTATCCGAATACGGCCTAGATGTTGAACCCAACAAAGATGACAAAGACACCGCTGCAAAACTTGCTGCGGCTTATGCGGAAGATCCTGAAAAAACTTCTAAGAAAGCTACAACGAAGAAAATTTCGACCCTTACACCTGCCTCCATCATACTTACCAACAACATACTCCAAGAGTTCGGGCACTCTGTTGCAGAAAACGCAACGCAGCTCCGGCACTTAGTCACTAACAAGCTGCTGCTGGAGTCGGAGAACGACGACCCACGCATTCGTATACGTGCCTTGGAGTTACTGGGTAAGATCTCAGACGTAGGTTTGTTCGCAGAGAAGACGGAAGTAACCATAACGCATCAGTCTACGGACGATCTACGCAACAAGTTACGCTCAAAGTTAGAGAAACTGGTCGAGCCTATAGAGTATGCGGAAGATGCGGTCATTCTTGATGGTGAAGCTATAGACCTAGAAGAGATACTAGGGCCAGAAGAATACGATGATTGAGGCCGTTCCCGATTTTACCGAGGAAGAAGTCCAGAATATGCTGGATAACCTTGATGCGTTCTCTGATGACGAAGTTGTAGAGATCAATCGCATCGTGGACGAGCTTGCAGCACGTCGGGCTAACCAAGAAGCCTACGATGATCTGATAGAATTCTGCAAGCGGATGCAGCCAGACTACATCGTAGGTAAGCACCACCGTATTTTGGCGGATATGTTGATGTCAATTGAGTCTGGTGACAAAGATCGCATCTGTGTGAACATCCCACCACGTCACGGCAAGTCCCAGCTTGTCTCTATCTTCTTCCCAGCGTGGTTTTTAGGGCGAAATCCCGGCAAAAAGGTGATGATGGTGTCGCACACCACTGATCTGGCAGTGGATTTTGGTCGAAAAGTGCGGAATTTGATCTCCACAGACGCCTATCAGGCCATTTTCTCCACTGTGCAGCTTGCCAGTGACTCTAAATCGGCTGGTAGGTGGAATACAAATGTAGGTGGTGAGTATTATGCGTGTGGTGTTGGCTCTGCACTGGCTGGTCGCGGTGCCGATCTACTGCTAATTGACGACCCACACTCGGAACAGGACGTAATTAACGGTAATTTTGCTGTTTTTGAGAAAGCGTACGAGTGGTTTACCTTCGGTGCGCGTACTCGTCTGATGCCGGGGGGTCGTGTTGCAATAATCCAGACCCGATGGCACCAAGATGACCTGACAGGGCGTGTTGTACGTGATATGACGCAGAATGACAGGGCAGATGAGTATGAAATCGTCGAATTCCCAGCCATACTGGAAGTTGAAGACGAAGAGACAGAAGAGGTCACAGAGAAACCCCTGTGGCCTGAGTTCTTTGACCTAGAGGCGCTGCTACGGACTAAGGCATCTATGCCTACATTCCAGTGGAACGCGCAGTATCAGCAGACACCCACGGCGGAAGAGGCTGCGCTAGTTAAGCGGGAGTGGTGGCAGATCTGGGATCAGGAACGGCCTCCAAGTTGTGAGTATATAATCATGTCACTGGACGCAGCGGCAGAAAAGCACAACCGTGCGGACTACACGGCGTTGACTACGTGGGGTGTGTTTCTGTATGAAGAGACTAATAACTACAACATCATCCTGCTCAACAGCATCAAGCAGCGTATGGAGTTTCCAGAGCTGAAGGACATGGCGCTGGAAGAGTATAATGAGTGGGAACCTGATGCGTTCATCGTGGAGAAGAAGTCATCGGGCACGGCGCTGTACCAAGAGATGCGCCGGATGGGACTGCCAGTATCAGAGTATACGCCTCACAGGGGATCAGGTGATAAGTTAGCACGTCTTAACTCAGTATCTGATATTGTAGCGTCTGGTTTGGTATGGGTACCTCCCACACGGTGGGCAGAAGAGGTAGTTGAGGAGATTGCCGGATTTCCGTTTATGAGCCATGATGACTTGGTTGACTCCACGGTCATGGCACTCATGCACTTCAAGCAGGGCGGGTTCATACGACTGCCGACAGATGAGCCGGAAGAACAAAGATACTTTAAGTCGCGGCGGGGCGGGTTTTACTAATGGCATTAATACCAGAACTAAAAGAACACATATCCAAGGGATCTCCCGAATCTAAGGGCGTGCTTACTAAGGCAGCAAACAAGATGTCTGAAGCACAGCAGAGGGATTTCCTTGCGTCCCTTCAACTTGGCGATGCAGAGTTTCAGCTAGCCGTCGCCCCGTATATGCCGAAAGGCTCAACAATTGACCCATCTCGCGCTAGGTTAAAGGCGTTCCCAAAAGAAGCGGGTGTTGGCCCGGAAGGGGCTGGCATAAAAGGTATGTCTACGGGCAACATTAAAGACCCTGAAAATCCGAACCTTCGGCAGAGATATAGGGGTTACGAGCTAGAGGTTGAGCCTAACACGGTGACAGCACTAGAAGCGGCAAACGCAACTCCGCGTGTTTTTGCTCACGAGTACCGGCACTTTGAAGACACCGATGCGAATATGGAGAGGCTAAACCGAGTCCAAGACATTATGGCATCACAAAACAGAGACGACCTTGCAGAGAACGTACGTTTATTGGCGGACTTACTTCATACCGAGGCGGCGTTTGGCCTATCTTCGGAAGATGATGACCCCGCCCGATATGCAGCAATGTACAATGCTGCGCGTGAAGCGACGGATGAAGAGCTTGCTGGATATACCGAAGAGTTGTTACAGCACCCGAATGTACTTCGTTTTATGAAGCACGGTAGCTTCAAAAGACGCTATCCTAATATGGCGCGAGGGAACTACTTTGACCGTACAGTTGAGATGCCCGAAGGGTTCCGTAAAGGCGGACGCACAAGACTAATTTAGAGACAGATTATGGCTATAGAAAAAGGTTTATACGCTGCACCACAGGGCATAGAAGACGACGAAACCGCTGGTCTGGAGATTGAGATTGTCGATCCAGAGATGGTGACACTAGACGACGGTAGTGTGGAAATCACCATCATCCCTGACGCCGACATTGGCGATGTAATGTCATTCGACGCTAACTTGGCAGAGGCACTGGACGAGGGTGTGCTTAACGAGTTAGCAGACAGCTTGGTGGGGTCTGTAGATTCTGACATATCCAGCCGTAAAGACTGGGCTGATAGTTTTGTTAAAGGTCTGGACGTACTGGGCTTCAAATACGAAGAGCGTACTGATCCGTGGGAAGGCGCGTGTGGCGTGTACTCTACAGTGCTTGCTGAAGCTGCCATACGCTTCCAAGCAGAAACCATGTCTGAGACGTTCCCAGCCGCTGGGCCTGTAAAGGTCAAGATAATCGGCGTAGAGGATAAGGACAAGGAAGAGGCCGCAAACCGCGTAAAAGCGGATATGAACTACGAACTCACCGAGCGCATGGTGGAGTACAGACCGGAGCATGAGCGCCTGTTGTACAGCCTTGGCTTGGCTGGTAGTGCGTTTAAGAAGGTATATTTTGACCCGAACATAGGCCGACAGACCGCTGTGTACATACCCGCTGAAGATGTGGTTGTGCCCTACGGCGCTTCACACATTGAGACGGCAGAACGTGTTACGCACATCATGCGTAAGACAAAGAACGAGTTGAAGA